GAGCTGAGCATCAGACATAGCCATCTTTGCTTTCTGTTTGTTAGCGTATATCTTGCTCCCAGCAGATATCGCAAGTTTGATTGCACTAAACCACATTGTTCCTCCTGTTTTTCCAATGTTCAATTAGAATATTTGCTTTTTCTTTGCGTCTTATACTAAAATATTTAATGCAAAGTTTCAATATGTTGATAGCTTTCTCTCCTCGCACTCTCCATCTCCATGAAATTTTGTAATGTTTCTTTCTTGGTTGAAATTTTGTTATGTGACCGACCTTAAAAAACTTTTTTAAAGACTCAATAACATCAAAATCAGTCATTTCGCATGAAATAACTGGATATATGTAGATATATTTCTTTTGTTTTTTGTTAGTTTCTAGAAAAAAACTACCCTCACCGTCTAAAATACCTGCAAAGTATCCTAAATCATTTAACCCCGACAAATTTCACGCCTCTACCCTTCTCTACTGCACCCACACCACGGATGCCATCAGGTCTATGAGGACAGATACCATGCGATCTTGGACCTTTTTTTGGTGGAGGACCAAATCGTTTGCCACCAGATAAGCCACCTTGGCTAAATTCAAAATTAAATTTTTGAGGTTGAATAGTTTTAGGCTTTGCAGGATCAGCTGCTGCTTTTGGTTTTACGCATGGAGGTAAAGTTCCGTCAGGACAAACTCTACGAACTTGAGGACTTTGATCATCTCTCGTATCTTCTTTTGGTCTTTTGCCAAAACCTGCTTCTTTGAGATAAGCTTTACCTTCTTTTGTATTTGGTTTTAATGTTCTTTTATTAGGATTTGGGTTAAATTGATTTGCTTTGTAGAAGTCTCTGTACAAACCCTCTTTTCTTGCAAATTTTTGTCTATCTTTGTAGGCTTTTTTCTGAGCTGCACCAGCTAATATACCACCTCCTGGAAAGACAGCTCCAGCAAGAGCGTTTACTAAAACATTTTGTTTAAATGGTGCATCTCTTTCATCACCTGGTTTTGCACTAACAGGTGGCTTAAAATTTTTCGGTGGTGTTGGTCCTCTATCTGCACCTTTAAATGCGTCTCTGTTCGCTGATGGAGATGCCGCTGCTGCTTGTGCTGTCGCTGTAGGTTGATCATACTCTCTACCAGCAGCTCCTCCGACTCTAAGTCTTTTAATTTTTCTTCTCACGTGCCTGCTCCTCTTGTAACTTTAATCTACCACGTTGTATTTCCTCTTGTAAAGATAACTTATCCTCTGCTATTGTTTGCTGAGCTTCATATCTACCTTCTTCAACTGATAATCTCTCTGCAGTCTCTTGTGCTTTTCTAGCTATATCTTGTGCTTTCAAATCTAATTCTCTTTGTTTTAATTGTACTAGCGGATCTTGGTTCATCATTCCTAAAAACTCTGCTTCTTGTTGTACTAACTCATTAGTTAAAACAACGATTCTCTCAGCAACTGCTGAATCATATTGTAAAGCAAAAGCTTCTGGATTAGTTTGTTGTAATTGTATCATGTCAGGATCTTGTAAGAATTGTTGCATTACTTCGTTTTTAGCTTTTAAACTTACGTGTTCAGATATGTGTCCTTGTAGTAAAGCATACACAGATGGGTTTGATTGAACCATTCTAGTTCTAATAAATGACATGTGTGCAGAAATATGTGCATCATGATTTTGTTGTGGAAATGCTTTTGGTAGCTGCATTTGTAAAGCTGCTGTATTTTCTGAAGCTGGGTCTATTGGTTGTGGTGGTTCAGGCTCTGCCTGTAATAGAGCATCAATATTTCTTACACCTAACGCTTCATACATTCTTCTGTAAGCTTCGTACATATTATGTATTTGAGGATTGGCCTGAGCTAATTGTAATTCAGTTTGTGCAAGAGTCACTCTTTGTGACATTGAAAATATGTTTGGATCTGCAACTGGTATAATATCAACACGTTCATCAAAATCTGTAAACTTGATAAATCTATTACCACCAACAACAGCGTATGGATATTCTGGTGGTAGATACTCACCAAATAATCTAGACATGATTTTAAATTCTTCTTTCATTGAGTAATAACATCTTTTGTGGATAGCAGACATTACTCTTGAACCACGTTCTAATAATGCAACTGTTGTACCAACTGCTGCTTGTTGATTACCATCACCTACTTGTAAGTCAGCGATTGCAGCGAATCTTCGACCTGCGTCCACACAAAAACCTAACAATTGAAACAATGTCGAACTTGGTTCTTTGAATGGTAATAATTGAAACTGATCTCTTATGTTGCCTCCAGGAGCGTCTACATCTCTGAACTCACCTGGTTGTAGTGGCTCTGCATCATCTCTAACTCTCATTCCTCTAGATTTAAATCCAGCTGGTAAGTTGGCTAAAGTACCTGCATCCAATAATTGTCTCAATGCACCAGTTGCTGCTTTTGACAATCCACCAATCATATGTATTAAACCAAAACCATAAAAACCTAACCCAGGTAAAAACTTATAATGAACAAAGTAAGGTATTCTTCTTTTCATAGGATCGTTTTCTTTGTAGTTTCTATAAATACTTAAAATAGTTGTGCTATCTTCATCCATAGTAACTATGTAAGGAACTTTAATACCGTCTTCACTTTCATAACCTGGTAAATCTAAATCGACATGCATCTCCACAAAGTTATAAAGATCCTGATACTTTTGTGGTTTTACACCTTCTAACTCTTGATATTTTTTTTCTGCAACACCTTCTTTAAAAAACGGCTCTGGCAATTCTACATCTCTATAAAAACCAGATGCAACCCTTTTTGCAATTGTATTTTTAGTTACTCTTTGTACTTCTGAAATTCTTTCTGCTTCATACAGGTCTGATGCATTGTAAGGCACAACTAAATCTTCAGCGTGAATAAATTTTGCTTTGCATCTTTGGACTGTTGGGTCGTAAAATATTTTTTTAAATGTAGATCCTGCAAGCGGTAAGAAGAATAACATTTGATCCATCTCAGGTGTATACTCTTCCATAACGTCAGTGATCTGATAGTTCATGTAATCTTTAACTCTGTTAGCTTGTTTGATTGTGTCAGCTGTTTCTTTTCCAACAACCTGACATCTAACAGGTCCATCACTTGGTAATAATTCTTTAAATGCTTGTGCTTGAAACTGTGTTGCAGCTTCGGCTAATATTGGATGTGTTACACCAGAGGCTCCTGCAAATGGTCTTGTAACTTCTTGATATTTAAATCCTAATAAATCTAAACCTTTAGTATAAGTTTCAATATATGATTTTCTAGCTAAAGAATCTTCTTTAAAGTCTGCTAATAGTTTGACACCCAGTTCCTTTAGTTCACCCTCGTCCATGAACTCAGCAAGATTAGCATAAAAATTTTCTTGAGGTGCCTCAGGTGGTTGATCACCTACAAGAGCATTACCCTCTTCATCTTCTATAACATCTATGTTTTCATTAACAGTTAAGTCTTCAGGACTCTGAATCTCAAGATCTTCTTGTTCCTGAACTTCAACTAAATCTTCTCTAGACATTAGTTACCTTTCGTAAATGCTTTACCTATACCACGAATTGCAATACCGATTCCACGTTTATCTCTAATTGGTTTTGGTTTAAGAACTTTACCTTTGAATGTAGGCTTAGGTCTGATGACTCCACCTGCTCTTTTTGACATCGTTCCTCTTTCTTTTTGTTTGTATAATGCATCAATATCTCTTTCAGTTATTCTATCTTTATTTTTTATTTTATTCTTAAGTCTATCTACAAGTCTCTGCATTTTCATTGGATTAGCCATTTGTCCTCCTTTTTTGACACCAGTAACACCCTTAAATACTTTACGCATTTGAGGGACCTGCCTTGCTACTCTGGATCTTGCCATTGGATTAGCTTTCTTAGGTTTTTTAGCTGCTTGTATGTGTTGTCTAGGTGTAATTCTCATAATTAAAATATAGGTGCAAAATACTCTCTTTTTGGCTCGATTGCAACCAAACCTCCTGTTTTGTAAGATCTCATCTTTTTCTTTCTGAGCATTTTTGCTGCATTGTCAGGTATTTCCATAACAATTGATGTAAACATTTCTTCAACCTCACCAGGATCATCAGTAATGTTTCTAGGTGTAAGTCTATCACTAGCAGATCTATTACTATTTAATTTTTGTAAAATATAATCTCTGTTTGTTTTTTTCTTGAACCCAGCCATGATAGTGCCATTAGGATTCACAATAACAAAAGGACCGCCTTTTTTAAAACTAGTAGAATATATTTTTTGTTTTGAGATTGGTAATTTTAATCCATAATCCTGTTCTATTTCTTTTGCTATTTTTTTCATTGTTTCAATGTAAACAGCATCTCCAGCTTTCTTTTTTGTTTTAGGACCTGGCAGCTGAGCTTTATCAAAAGCTTTTGTCTTCAAACCTTTTTCATCTCCATAATAAAGATAGTGACCTTGGTCTTTAGTGTGATGTGTTGATTTACCTTTGTAGGTTGTTACAGGCAAAATAGAGATACCTTTCTTACCAGTTCTTATTGCATCGTCTATCATTTGCCTTATAGCAAGTTTATAATACTGATTTAAGTAAGGAATATAATCTGGTCTATTTACGTCATCTTTTAAAATTCTTTGTAATTGTTTCATACCTTGATCATCCATCAATTCTGATTTTTGAAAATATTTTCTTAGCGTTGCTTTATCATCATTTAGTTGTTGAAGTTGTTTTACCTCTGCTTGAGATAAACTTACTCTTTGAGATTTTTTTATCAAAGGAGTTTGAGCTTCTGACAAATCTTTAATTCTTTTTCGTATAACAGATTCAATTAAATTTTTACTATAAGGATTGTTCATCATCTTTCTTAAATTACCTTTACCCTCACCAAACAATTTTTGTATTGGATCTGACTGAATCTCCTCTGCAAATAAAATAGGATCACCTTTTTGATTGTATCTTGTTTTCTGTAATGTAAACACAACAGGATTAGCCTCATTGAAATGCGATCCATAAATTCTTCTTGGTTCTTTGTTACCAACTATTGATTCATCTAAATGAATTACGACTTCATTATAATCATCACCACCTTTGGTTGACCCTTGTCCTTCATGTCTTGGTACATCTTTAAAAGTTTTATCTTTTGTTGCAAAATTCTTTTTTATTTTTTCTAAATTATTAATTAATGCCCTCATTATTTGAGCATCACCAGTTGAAAGATTTGGAATCGCTTCTCTAAGACTTTGTATTCTTTCCAAAACTGGTGGTGAAAATGAATGTATTATTTCTCCTCTAGATGCTACACGATCTAAATATTTTTGTATATCTCCTAGACTATTTCCAGCATCTAATAACGGTCTTCTCTGTGCAACATTTATATTTTGAAATAATTTTTCTTGTATGCTGCCTTTAAGATTTGCTATCATAATATCTGTAGAAGCATACAAATCAAAAAAGCCATCATCAAAACTAGGTTTTCCGTATCTTGTAACTTTTAACCTATTTGATGGAGAGTCCTGCAACATTTTTAAAAGTTCTTGTTTACCAAAAGCTTGTTTTAATTCCTTAGGCATTTCGTATATCGCACCACCCACAGGTTTTAAATTTTCATCAAGTTTTAAAATACCAGCATCAAACAATTCATCTTTACTAATTTTACCTTTCTTGATTAAATTAATCATGGTCCCAACCATCTGATCTGTGCTCATACCTTTAAAATTAGTTTGAGCTAACACGTCATAGGTTCTCGAACCTTGGAACTCACTAGGAGATTTAGATAAACCTGTTCTTACTGGAGATGAAGACTGACCATAATTAAACTTTTCTGTAATTTTTACAGGAACATTTTTTTTATTGATTGTAGTCTCAGCTCTTTTCGTAGCTTCTCTTTGTCCAGGCTTTTCAAATATTTTAGGATCTATACCAGTTGGTTGTTGAGCAGCTTGTCTGAATGCTTCTTGTGGTGATCTAAATCTAGCTGTTAAATTTCTATAACCCTTACCAATTATATCACGCATCAAGAATGCAGCAGCTCCACCTATGACTCCACCTCCCAACCAGTAAGGCAATGTACCTGCTGACATTAAAGGAACTCCAATACCATGAACTACTGTTCCAGGTACGTCTCTTTCTTTAAGAGCTTTCTTCAAACCTTCTATTTCTTGATTAGTATATTCAACAGCACGAGCCTCTCCGATACCTGGTAACATGTCTTTAGATACTTCATTTAAAAATTTTAATGTATCTGTGCCAAAACCTTTTAAGGCTACTACTTCTCTGTCTGTTAATTTTCTTTGAAAGATTGCACCTGGCGGTGGCAGGTCGTTGAGCGTGACTTGACTAGTTACAGTCTCTTTAATTCTTTCTGGTCCCTCATCGAATGGAACCTCTGGTATTTGTGGAACTTGTTCTGCCATATTACCTCGAATAGTCTCTCTTTGCTCTGTTTCTAAATAACGTCTCTACGTTTTGTTTAGCTTTTTTAATTATTCCAATAACTTCTTTTCTTGGGACTCCTTGCCTTCTAAGTATATTACCTTTTTCTACAATCTTGTTTTGCATTTCTACTTTGTCAAAACCTCCTGCTGCACCTTTCATGTAAAGTTCAGTTTGCTCTAGAAACTTCTTTTTTGTGTAGGGCTTCTTTGGTGGAATCTTAGTCAAAATAGTACCTCGGTCTCTCCTGTTTTTCTTTTGGTTCGTCAGCTTCGTCAGAAAACAAACTTACAAAATTTCCTTTCCTATATCTTAACACAGCTTGGGTGGTGCTGTCGACATAGTCATCATGCTCACCAAATGGGAATGCTGCACATTCCTCAATAAGCTCCTCAGCAAATCTTTCACCCTCAGGAAAAAAAACCTGACCAGACTCAAATACTGGAGCACAAGCGTGAACTCTAGCGTGTTTATCTTTTCCTTTGACAGGTGTAAAGTCTATAACAGGTATACCCATTCTCCTCATTTCTTGAATCAGTGGTTCTCCTGTAGCTTTCTTCTCCACGATCACCGTTTCTGGATCCCAGTATTTATACTGATCGAAGGCAACCATCTTAAGTTCTGGAAAGTCATATCTACCTCGTAAAGCGTCTAATAGTATGAGCGCAGGTTTATAATCTTCAAAAGGTGTAAACACACCCCATGTGGTAATTGCAGAATAATCTGCCGTTTCTTTTTTCGAAAAAGCAGTATCATAGGATTGTATCACATGAGTAAGCTCCGGTAGTCTGTCACCATCCCAGGGTTGCCACCACTCTCGTTTAAGGATCGCACCCTCTTCAGCTGTAGGGTTTTGCATGTACTGTGCATTCCATTTAGATACGGGTAACGATGCTTTGGTAGATAACAGAGCTTCTTTACTCCAGTACTCAGGCCATACAGGTTCATCATTAGGAAGGATTGCAGGAAACTCAATTACATCCCATTGATCCGCACCTGGGTTCCGCTGTTCGCGGATCAGCTTACCTGTTAAATCATTTGATGCCCATCTAGTCATTACTAGGATGATGGAACCACCTGGTTGCAGACGTTGTCTTGGTCCAGAAGTATACCACTCAAAAGTCTTCTCTAAAGAATCCTTTGATCCTGTATTCTGTTCAGTATGCGGGTCATCTATAATTAGGATATCGGCACCACGACCTGTGATGGAACCACCTACACCAGCAGCATAATACTCACCACCTTGATTAGTCTCCCAACGACCAGCAGCTTTGGAATCTTGAGACAGAGTCACGTTTTGAAATATTTTTTTATATTCAGGAGAGTCGACAAGGTTTCTCACCTTCCGACCGAAACGCTGTGATAATTCTGCATTATGTGAAACTTGCATGATCTTTGCTTTAGGATTTTTTCCTATGATCCACGCAGGTAACAAGTAAGATGCAAACTCAGATTTAGTATGACGTGGAGGCATATTAACAATTAATCTATTTATTTTCTTATCTGCTATCTGATCAAACTTATCAGCTATCAATTGATGGTGGCCCCACTGTGTTTTATGTGATGCTTTACGATAAATAAAATCAGGCCACACTTGTGTAACGAAGTAAAGAAAGTCAGATCTGCCTTTTAAAATCTTCTTTGCGTCTAACAAACGCTTATATTTTTCTAATTTTTCTCTTGGTAACTGGCTTAAATCCATAACCTCTCCCATCTTAATTTTGGCAGAGAATGAACTTTAGGTTGCCACTCCCTGTTTTCTCTAGTTGTCCATCCTGTTCCTTGTTTAAAAGCCCTAGTTTGAGAAGTATTTATATAACCTGCCGCCTTCAAACTTGCACCAGATTCAGTTGATAATGTGTATGTGAGAATTCTTTTACCACCCATCTCTTTCCATATTCTAGCACAAGCACCATATAAAAAACTATTTACATTTTGACTTCCATCAGTGCATGTTCTTACTATCTCACCTGTAAGTCCATCATCTAATTTTCTAGAAATTGGTCTGCCTACAATTGCTACACCAATAATATTTTCAATATCATTAACAGCTGCGATGCTAAATTTACATCCAACAACTGTTTTACTATGTCTGTGATGGATTTTTACAAATTCATTGGCTTTACGTAAAGTAAAAGGAATTATTTTCATAAGTATTTTACACCAAATGTTTGTGTATATTTTGCATCTTAACACTCTATTTAAGTTACATCAACGTAAAACAGGGGGGTGGGGGTGTTGCTGTGGGCTTACGATTTTTTTGGATTGTAAAAGATGTTGGATAAAAAAAAACGAAGGCGTGTGTTTCAACGCCTTCGTTCCATTAGCTTGTTACTAATTCTGGTTATAATTGTCGAGTAAGATTAAATTGTTCGCCAAGTTCCTCAACTAACTCGGTTGCAAACTTATCGATAATCTCATTGCCTCTATTAGCTTGTATAAACTCAAATATTTTTCCGTCTAAATAACAAGCTAACATTTGCCAATTTACTCGCTTTTCTGATTTAACTTTATCAATGTAAGCTTTCAACTTCTCAACAATCTCATTAGAATTATCTGCTGTACTAATCATAGTCTGTAACTCTACTATTTGATTGTTTGACATAAGTTTTAACTCCTTTCATATTATAATATAGTCATAAGATTTCATAAGTCAAGATAAGATTAAAAATAAATTTACATTAGAATAGTTCTAAAAAGCCAACCAAATGAACACCCATCTGCATCTGCGTACGCGCCAGCCGTCTTCAGGTAATAAATACCCAGCAAAATCAAGGCTTTCTTGCGGAATAACGGGAAAAACGCCAGTCCCTCTCCTGATTTTAAGCTGTAAAAAACACAGGAAAAGCGTCTATCACGGAAACGGGATCTTAAAAATGTAAGGTTTTATGTGTTTTTTGAACTGAATTTTGCGCCGGCGCCCGCGGGAAAAGTGCTATTATATATAGGAAATACCCGTTCCCCCTGCGTGTACAACGGGAACGGGAAATTGATTAATGTGCTGTTTGATTGGTTCTTATCTCTTTGAATAGGTTAGAGAACCGACCACCACTATCGCCAACCTCTGCTCTAGTTTCTTCACTCTTGCCTAGAGTATTATCGACAATTGTTTTGGTTGTAAGGATTTGTTCTTTATCACTACAAGTATTTATCATCAATGCCTCAACTCTTTTAGGGTGTTCACTGGGCATAACTTTAGGGTCTATCTGAATACCCCCTTTTTCACTCTTAACCATAAAGACTTCACTACAAAAAGCATAATACTTTGCATTGAAATCATCTAACATACCTGAAATTATTTGTGCTGCTAAATCTTTAGAAAACTGATCTCTAAATCCACAACAAATGGTGATTACTTTGTTTTCATTTTCCTCACCATTTTCTAACAGAACGCCAGTCTTTCTACCCATTTCAATAAGCATACTCCCTCTTTCTTGCACTTGAGATTTTTTAAAAGGTATTAAGAACATGCTAGGCATTTCTTGTTTTGTTTTTCTGTGATATTTAAAACAGTCCTGACCAGCAAATTGTGAAAATGAATGAAATTCATCTAATGAATTAAATTCAAACTCCGTACCTGGCTTTCCTGAAATTCCAACGAACTCTACAGGAAAAGATTTAAAGAACTTGTCTTTTAGTTTTTTTATATCTTCTTCGTTCATATGACTCCTTTGTTATCCCATGAATATAAGATGTGTTTTAAAGAAGTCAAGAACTAAATTAATTAAAATTTGACCAAAGTAAAATTTGAAGGATCAGGAGAAACGCCAGGCGGCCGGGGCCGCTGCCCAGCATACATAAAAAACCTATAAATATCATTGCGCTCAACATGGGAACGGGAATCCTCCTTACGGCAGCCCACCAAGAAACAGGAGCCACACAGTTGAATGTATGAAATCTTAATGAGCTACCATCTATAATATAGTCTCTCCAGCCCGAAAAGTCAAGAACTTACGCTTCGGGGACCTGCCAGCTCCGGTGTTTTTATTTAACCTCACCGAAAGCATAAGGTTTTCCTTGATAACGGGAATGGGATCTTGTTGCATCAGCAGCTTCCTGTGCATCCTGAACGCCAGGTACGTACACGTACTTTATTAGTCAAAAACCACAAGCAGATGTGTCTAACCTCATCACGGGAAACCACATATTGAAGAAAGCCCACAGGATTCTCGCGCGGGGCCTGCGGACGCTGCCTCTGATATATTTAAAAAACCACAACATGTAGTAGGACAACGGGAACGGGAACACGGGATTTAGTGATTACGCTGCATCTTCGGATCCGGCGCCGGCAGCCAGCTCCAGTAA